GCACGATCCCGTTCAACAGCAAGGTCATCGTGATGACCAGCAACAAGGACCCGTGGCACTGGTGGTCAACCGAGTACCACGGCATGAAGCGTCGTCTCAACGAGGCTCAGATCAGCTACTTTCCGGAGGCGCTGCCTGTGCCGGTGCCTCCGGACTACGAACCAACGCACTACTCCTCGGGTGATCCACGCTATCCTCCGCGTACGGACCCGTACGCACCAAACGACCACTACGGGCGGCTGCTTCAGCAGTCGCGCGTCCAGGTCGTGCAGGTTGAAGAACCACAGCGCGCGTCAAGCTCGACTGGACAGCGCGCACGAGACGGACCAACCAATTGGTACGACGAGTTCGGAAATGATAAACTCAACTAAAGAAAAGAATGAGCATTTACCCTGTTGATGCTGATACAGTACAACGAATGTTGGCGATTGAGGCAGAGATCGACAACATACTCAGTCAGCCCGTGACACGCAAGTGGAACGAACAGAAGAAGGCAACTGCGCTTGCGTATTGGCGAGAGAAGCTCGCGTACTATTCACTTCTTCATTTGAGCGAAGCGGCTCTTTACAAGCAGCAGCTCGCCGAGTTCGAGTTTCAACGAGTCACGGCGGTTGCGTACTACGTTGACAAACACAATCTCAGCGACCCTCTTGGCCTGAGTGAGGTGCCGATTCAGTGCAAGGCAGCGAACATCAGCCCGACGGCGTTCATGAACGCCGGAACAGAACCACAACTCAAACACTAAATCCGTCCTCTCCCTCCATTCACATTGTATCTATAAGGCATAGGGGTAGCGAGCGGTAGTCGAGTCTCCACTATAGCAAAAGCGGTATGGGGCCTGACCACGAGCTTGCGACTCCGATGGCCCCAACCAAGAAGGTTCGTCAGAACGAAACGAATCTGGAAGATTTGTAACTAGTGCTAAATAGCACTACACAACTCGGGAGATTTGTGTCAAGTACTAAATAGTACTAAGTACTAAAAAAAAGGCGCAAAAACGCCAACCGACAAAAAAAGTGGGGGAAAGAAAAAAGAATTTTTTCGTATTATTACCCCCCACTTTGTAACAAACTCTGTAACAAAAAAAGAATGACCTCTCGGGCGTTCGTTTTTACGTGGAACAACCCGCCTTATAAGGCGCATCAAGAGGGCGATGTTGAATCGCCCGATTGGCAGGACCCGCCGTACGGCTGGCCTGCAATCAAGTACGCCGTCTGGCAGTACGAGATCGGCGAGGAGAAGGGCACGCCGCACTACCAGGGCTATGTCGTGTTGGCGAAGCCGGCGCGCATCACCTGGCTTTTCAGCAACATGCCGACAGGCATTCATTGGCTGATTCGCAAAGGCACGCACGAAGAAGCGCGTGACTACGCCAAGAAGAACGACACACGGGCCGATGGTCCGTGGGAGTTCGGCGAAGAACCGAAACAAGGCAAGCGAAGTGACCTCGCAGAGGTCGCTGAGTACATCAAGACGCACACCATGAAGGAGGTCGCCGAGGCCTATCCGCGAACGTACATCCAGTATAATCGCGGGCTCATGGCGTACCGCAACGTCATCAAGTTCACCGAACGTCCGGTCGGTGACGAGCACAAGACCAAGCTGGTCATCTACTGGGGCGTGCATGGCTCCGGCAAGTCGCACCTGGCCAAGTCGCTCTACCCGAACCACTACGCGCTCATGCGCCCTCGCACCAAAGACGGAGGCTGCTGGTGGGACGGCTATGAGCAGCAGGACTACGTCTTCATCGACGAGTTCTTCGGCTGGATGCCACCGGACCTCCTCTGTCGACTGGTCGACGATGGGAAGGCCCAGGTCGAGACCAAGTTCGGCACGATCCCGTTCAACAGCAAGGTCATCGTGATGACCAGCAACAAGGACCCGTGGCACTGGTGGTCAACCGAGTACCACGGCATGAAGCGTCGTCTCAACGAGGCTCAGATCAGCTACTTTCCGGAGGCGCTGCCTGTGCCGGTGCCTCCGGACTACGAACCAACGCACTACTCCTCGGGTGATCCACGCTATCCTCCGCGTACGGACCCGTACGCACCAAACGACCACTACGGGCGGCTGCTGCAGCAGTCGCGCGTACAAGTCGTGCAGGTTGAAGAACCACAGCGCGCGTCAAGCTCAACTGGACAGCGCGCACGAGACGGCCCGACGAACTGGTACGACGAGTTCGGCAACGACAAGTTGAACCAAAACTAAAGATGACTGAAGAACAAAAGCGAGCGGAACAGGAACTGCGCTCGCTTGACGCAGAGCTCGATGCCATTGCCGACCATCAGTCTCGGCAGTTGGCACGCCTCGAAGCAAACTGGCCCTCAGACGCGTTGCGGCGTAAGGAGGCCGAACATCTCATTCGCCTCCAGCACGCATTAGCGTTTGCTTATTGGGCCAACGAACGCAACCAAGCAGCACTCGCTCTTCTTATGCTGAGTGAGGTGCCGGTTCAGTGCAAGGCAGCGAACATCAGCCCGACGGCGTTCATGAACGCAGGACCAGAACCACAACTCAAACACTAAAACCATCCACTCTCTCCATTCACATTGTATCTATAAGGCATAGGGGTAGCGAGCGGTAGTCGAGTCTCCACTATAGCAAAAGCGGTATGGGGCCTGACCACGAGCTTGCGACTCCGATGGCCCCAACCAAGATAGAAACGCACAGTCCTCTATCTGAACGAAACGAATCTGGAAGATTTGTGTCTAGTGCTAAATTGCACTAAGTACTAAAAAAAAGGCGCAAAAACGCCAACCGACAGAAAACGGAAAACGGAAAAGTGGAAGATTTGTGACAACGAAATCTGAGTACGCCATCTATCTAGATGCATAAAGCTGTGTAAACTGTGAAAATTTGGCAGGAATCGGTGACTGCAAAAAAGGTCTGGCTACAGTATTACCCAGACCTTTTCACAGGCAAAAAAAACAACGAAAAGATGACCAGTCAACGCAGTATGAACTGGTGCATCACGTGGAACAACCCCCCGATGTACGAGGACAACACCGATTGGTCCGAAGTACAAGAGCCGCCGAACACGTGGCCGAACGTCAAGTACGTGGTGTGGCAGCTCGAGCAAGGCGAGAACGAAACGCCACACTACCAGATCTATGTGCAGTTCGACAAGCAGTTCAGTTTGTCGACGCTGAAAGCGCTACTGCCCGCGGGCCTACACCTAGAGCCACGCAAGAAGAGTCATGCGCAGGCGCGTGACTACTGCAAGAAGGAGGACACGCGTATCGCGGGTCCGTGGGAATTCGGAACAGAATCCCACCAAGGACGAGACGGCGCACTGATGCCCATGCTGGCAGCAGTAGACGCCGGCAAGGACGAGAAGGAGATCGTCGCGATCGACCCAGTCATATGGGCGCGGTACTTCCGCGCCATAGAACGATACCGCAACCTCACGCAAGCCAAGCGGAGCGACGGCGACCGCGTCTTCACGACCGTCTACTGGGGCGGCGAGGACGTCGGCAAGTCATGGCGCGCCACGACCGAAGCCGGCCCGAACCACTACAAACTGCTCCTCCCGCAGGACCAACGCAACACCGTGTGGTGGGACAACTACAAAGGAGAAGAAGACGTAGTCATCGACGAGTTCAAGGGCCAGATCGCGCAGACGTACATGAACACCATCTGCGACCGCTACAAGGCCCAAGTCCAGACCAAGCACGGCATGGTCAACCTCAACATGCGCCGCCTATGGATCACGAGCAACTACAACCCCAAGACGTGGTGGCCCAACCTGGGCCTCCAGCGCTCATTCATGAAGCGCATCACGGGCCTCAACGGCACGTGCATCAAGATGACGACCGCGTGGTTTCCGGAAACCGACGGCGAGTCGCTCATCGCTATGATCGAAGAACGCAACGCTGAGCTCGCTCAGAAGAAGAAAGAGATCGACGAGCTCGACGCGGCACTAGACGCCGAGCTACCGGACGACAGTCCGCTCAAGAAACGACGCCTCGAGCCACCTCGCTATGTCGCCGGTGGACCCGCGCAACAAGTGGGGGTCAACTACCGGCGTGACGACCCAACCAACTGGTACGACGTCGAGGGCAACGACAAGTTGGCCGCCGACTATCGTGTCACTACCGTCCAGGTCGAGGAACGAGATCCAGACGGAGACTACAACGACAAAGAATGAATCACGCGCAACAAGAAATGTACTGTCTTTCGCAAGAGATAGACGGTCTCTTGGTGCATATTCACCACTGTGAGGGACATTGGGCGATGTGTGAGCCATTGGACCTCACCAAAGTGCCGAAGTCTCGTCGAGAGACTCGTGAGCGCACTTACAACAAGAAGAAGAAGCAACATGAAGCTGACATGGCTGAACTGTACGCGCAGCTTCGAGCGTACCAGGAAGAGTACCATGTCATGCAAGAACGATACGACGCGGCCCAGACGCTCCTTACGCTGAACCATTAAACGCCTCTCTGTCTCTCATTGTATCTCTAAGGCATAGGGGTAGCGAGCGGCAGTCGAGTCTCCGCTATAGCAAAAGCGGTATGGGGCCTGACCACGAGCTTGCGACTCCGATGGCCCCAACCAAGACAAAGACCAAGCCAAGTGCTTAACGAAAAAAAAAAGAAAAAAAAGGCGCAAAAACGCCAACCGACACGGAAAACGGAAAACGGAAAACGGGAAGATTTGTGACAACGAAATCTGAGCACGCCATCTATCTAGATGTATCAAAAGATGTAAACTGTGAAAATTTGGCAGGATTCTGAACCTGCAAAAAAGGTCTGGCTACAGTATTACCCAGACCTTTTCACAGGCAAAAAAAACAACGAAAAGATGACCAGTCAACGCAGTATGAACTGGTGCATCACATGGAACAACCCCCCGATGTACGAGGACAACGCAGATTGGTCCGACGTACCGGAGCCACCGAACGCGTG